TCGTAAGCGTCCAGGTTAACCTGACTCCTGCCGCAGCCCAAATCCAAAATCTATCCACCATGCTTATCCTGGGCAGTTCCTCAGGAGTCATTGACACGGTAGAGCGGGCACGCTCTTATATCGGCATCGATGAGGTAGCAGCAGACTTCGGCACCACGGCAGCAGAGTACCTGGCCGCCGTGCTGTGGTTCGAACAAGCTCCTCAACCTACCAGTCTGATGATTGGCCGCTGGGCACAGGCCGCCACACACGGGAAGCTACTGGGAGCCACCCTTGCTCCGGCCAATCAGTTAATCTCGGTATGGAATGCTATTACCACAGGATCACTGAAGGTAACTGTGGATGGGGGTTCACTGCAAACGATCACCGGATTAAACTTTTCCGCCCAGACCAACCTGAATGGGGTAGCCAGCGTACTACAAGCGGGCATCACTGGGGTCACTGTGCTATGGAACTCTACCTACCAGCGTTTTGAGTTTACCAGCAACACGACCTCCACGACCTCCACGGTCTCCTTCATGACCGCTGGAACAACAGGTACGGATATCACCGGTCTGTTGGCAACCCTTGCCACCTCCTCCGGCGCTTATGTTGCTCAGGGCATTGCAGCAGAGACCGCATTGGCAGCAGTTACGATCATGGATCAGCAGTTCAGCGGCAAGTGGTATGCCCTGACCTGCCTTGGTGCAGCCGACTCAGACCACCTGGCCATTGCTCCTTACATCGAAGCAGCTAACACGAAGCATGTGTACGGGGTTACTACGCAGGAAGCAGGTGTCTTGTCAGCAGTCAGTACCACCGACATTGCCTATGTACTGTCTCTGCTGAAGTATAAGAAAACCGTGGTCCAATACAGCAGCGGCAACCCCTACGCAGTATGCAGCCTGCTCTCTCGCATCCTCACGGTTGACTATACCGGTAACAACACAGTCATCACGCTGATGTACAAGCAGGAACCGGGCATCGTAGCCGAGGATATCGGGCCTTCACAAGTAGCTGCCCTGGAAGCGAAGAACTGCAACGTGTTTGTGAACTACAACAACAACACAGCAATCATTGAAAACGGTGTGATGACCTCCGGGGACTTCATGGATATCATCACGGGCACTGATTGGCTGTCGCTTGATATTCAAACTGCTGTATACAACTTGCTGTATACCAGTACCACCAAAATACCGCAAACTGATACAGGAATGAATCTCATCCTCACTACGGTTGAGAATGAATGTTCACAAGCGGTAACCAATGGACTGCTGGCTCCCGGGGTTTGGAATAGTGGGGGCTTTGGTAGCCTGCACCAAGGAGATTTCTTATCCAAGGGTTTCTACTGCTACGCTCCGCCCATGTCAAAGCAGAACCAGTCGGACCGTGCGGCTCGAAAAGCACCCACAGTGCAGGTAGCCTGTAAGTTAGCGGGTGCAATTCACACCGCGAACGTCATCATCAACGTCAACCAATAAGGAGCCATAAATGGCTAACAGAGTTTATTCGTTCCTAGATATCCATGCCTCCCTCGTGGGGCCCGGCGTCGCTATTTCTTTAGGCTCAGGCGCAGGTACCGCCGAAGAAGGCATCTCCATTGATGCAAGTGGAGAGATTGACAGTATGATGATCGGCTCGGATGGTACCCCGATGCACAGCCTTCATGCTGACAGGTCAGGCAAGGTAACAGTACGACTGCTGAAGACTTCTCCCTCTAATGCAATCCTATCTACTGCCTACGCCTTCCAAACTGCTTCTGGTCTGACCCACGGCCAGAACACACTGACCATTTCCAACCCGGTAACTGGGGACGTAATCACTTGCCAGGCAGTTGCTTTCGCTAAAGCCCCTAGTATCAAGTACGCCAAAGAAGGCGGCGTACAAGAATGGGAATTCAACGCAGGAATTATTGATCGCACACTAGGCGCAGGTATCTAATTATGAACACGAAATATCAAGGCAAGGTACATATCCATATCCACCAGGCTACGAAGGATGGCGTTGCTGATATCGCTTCCTGTAACAGCTACATACGCAAGATTCAAGCTGCCTCTCGGGATTTAGTACTACTTAAAGAATCTGGGCTTTCGGAGTTTTCTGTCAAGGACAACCTATCCAATTGTCAGGAGCTGAAATCCCAGATCAACAAACTTGTAGCATCTTTAAATAAACTTTAAGGAGGTGGTCTGTGAGTGAAGTAACCGTAGGTGAGCATAGGTACCGCATCGACAAGCTAGATGCGATGAAACAGTTCCATGTGGCGCGTAGATTGGTGCCCGTGCTTGCAGCCTTTACCAAGATTGGCGATAACTTCCAGCAGGCTAAGGCTGGCGGCGTTCAAAACGTAGGGGTGGCAGCAATGCTACCCATCGCCGAAGCAATTTCGCACATGAGCGATGTGGATTCGGAATACATTGTGAATACCTGCATGGCGGCAGTATTTAAGTTTGACAGTGAACGCTGGCATCCCATGATGATTCAAGGTGCGTTCGTGTACCAAAATACTACCATGGCAGATCTGGTGAAGCTGACCTCGGAGGTCATCATGGACAACCTCGGGGATTTTTTCTCAGGCCTCCAAACGACTTAATACCTTCCCAGCTATCCCCGGTACCAATGCTATCCATGTCAGATGACACTGACTGGCTGCTACGTCCTGTGATGGCTGGCAAGTGTCGGTACGAGAGCCTCAAGGATGGTAGTTTGGACTTGCTAGATATTGCCATACTGAATGAAGCCCTCGACGTGGAGGCCGAAAATCAAAATAGGTTGAGAAACCATGAATGAAGATGTTCTACATGAGTTCCTAGTAAAGCTTGGTTTCAAGGTAGACAACCTGGCCCAGAGCAAGATGGAAGGTTCCATCATGATGCTAACCAAGCGGGCTGCGGGCTTGGTATCTGGACTACTTGCGGTAACCGCCGCCGCGGAAGTAATGGTCAAGAGCTTTTCCACTCAGATGGAGAAGCTGTTCTACGCGTCACAGCAGACTGGGGATTCGGCCGGTCACCTACAGGCATTCGCACGCGCAGCTAAACAGATTGGTATAGATGGGGACGAAGCTCTTGAGTTTGTCAAGAACTTTGATTTAGCTCTTAAGGCGAACCCAGGCCTCCAGCAGCTTCTATCGGGTATGGGAGTTAAAGGCGGGGATGATACTGAGAAGCTGTTCAGCTTCATTAAGAAGTTGAAGGGAATGCCCGATTCTATGGCATTCCAATTCGCTAGTCAGTTTGGCGTTAATCCAAGTAGCTATCTCAGGATGAAGAACAACCTGCCTGAGATGGAGAAGTACTATGAGCAGGAGAAGAAGCGCCAGGCAGAAAATGGAACTGACGTAGGCGAGCAGGCCCGTAAGATGCGGGAGTTCGACCAACAGCTTGCAAAGGTGTCGGATAGTTTTACTACCTTAGGCCAACAGCTTGCAGTTTTCATACTTCCAGTACTGACAAAAATAAATGAACTATTGGATAGTGCTATCAAAGCGAGTTCGAGAACACCTAAGCAGATAGCAGATAGCAGAAACCAGTTCTCCAAGGACCATCCTGTATTCGCTAAATTAGCGGAGTCGCTGTTCGGGGCACCACCGCCCGCTGGGCCAACGGCGGTGCCAAGCGTGACCTACGGAAAAACCACAGCCAAGCAGCAGTTCGAAGCCTTGCAGAAAAAGTACGGGGTGCCCGCTGAAATTTTATACAAGATGTGGGGCCAAGAATCCAATTACGGCCGTAACATGGGACCCTCAAAAGCTGGGGCATTGGGACACATGCAATTCCTACCCGGCACCGGTGCTGATTATGGTCTGAAGAACCCAGGTGACCATAAAGACTTCTACAAGTCTACTGACGCTGGTGGTAGGTACATGCGGGATCTTCTAGGAAGGCATCATGGAGACATGGCGATGGCACTTGCAGCGTACAACTGGGGAGAAGGGAATCTGCAGAAGTATGGTCTTGGTAGGGCCCCAGCAGAAACGCGCAAGTACCTGAACAACATCCTCGGTGCTGGTAACTGGGATAAGAACGGCATGGTGCAGCACAACACCACAAAGATTGACGTCCATAGCACCGCGCCAGCGAATGAGGTTGGTAGGGCGGTAGCTGATAAGCAGTCCGACGTGAATGCTCGCGCAGCGCGCAATCTGGGAGGTAGAATACAATGACCGCAACACTAGGTTTAGTAAAAGCAGCCGCCCAGCTTGGCTTTCAATCCCTCCTGGTTAAGCCCCAGCGATCGATCGGACTGTTTATACCTGCGGCGGTATTTGAAGAAAACCATATCGATGAGTTGGAAATCACAGACCATCCAATTGAATATGGTGCGACCGTAGCAGATCATGCCTACCGACGCCCAGCTGAAGTCACTATACATTGTGGTTGGTCGAACAGCCCTAACAAAACAGGCCTCCTCAGCGCATCACTAGGCTTAGCATCACTGGTCACCCCGATTGCTGGTATTGCATCGGCGGTTATTGGGGCGGTCGAGGGTTTGACTGGCAGTGACCACTTAAAAGGAATCTACACGAAGATGCTGGACCTGCAAAGGACCCGAGAACTCTTCGATGTACATACGGGCAAGCGGACTTACCAAAACATGCTGATCAAAACCTTGTCGGTTACTACTGACAAGAACTCTGAGAATACGCTGATGGTAACCGTGGTGTGCCGTGAAATAATTATTGCCCGCACCACCTCAGTGCAGATGGGGGCAGTCAATTCAGACCCAGCCAAACAAGCCGCCCCAGAGAAGACATCAGTTCCAACAAAATCAGGCACTAAAACATTAGCCCCTGCCCCCAAGTTCAACAGCAAGTCCCCGGTTCCCTTCGTGCCGGGCGGCGGGAACGTCAACCCGAATGCAGGAGCAACCGGCTCGTGGGGTAGAGGTGCTTCAGGATCATGGGGGCCTTAAAAAATGCCATACGCCTATACAATCAATGAAGTCCCGCTGTCACCCAACCCACAAAGCTTCGAGATCGCACTAGTAGGAATCAACTACCAAGTAGATCTTCGCTGGAATGCCCATTCACAGAACTGGAACATCGATATAAACGATACCTCAGGGAGCCCAATAGTACAGGGCATCCCACTAGTAGCAGGTGCAGACCTTTTACAGCAGTTTGAGTATCTAAACTTTGGGGGAGCTTTGATGGTGCAGTCGGACTCCAATCTATCTGCACCTCCTGCATTCTCCACCCTAGGCATAACAGATCACCTCTACTTCATCACCTTCTTATGAGCGATGATAAAAAGTATCTTCGGGTAGCAAGCCTGATCGTCTCTCAGGGTAACGAGGGTCTTGATTTGTCTGAGATGCGGATTAAGTTCCACATCGATGCTGCTCAGACGGAGAGCCCCAATAATGCAGAGATTCACATCTACAACCTGAGCGATGCTACCACAAAGAAAATCCGCAAGGAGTTCACAGAGGTGCGCCTTGAGGTAGGGTACTCCGGAAGCCCACTCGGGGTGATCTTCACCGGCACCATTCGCCAAATGAAAATAGGAAAGGAGAATAACAAGGATACGGTACTCATCCTGCTGGCGTCAGATGGTGATTTGGTATACAACGCAGCGGTAGTGAATACCATAGTGCCTGGCGGCAGCACCGCAGATTCTGAGATCGCACAGATGAATGCTCAGCTACCTAACGCAAGCCTAGGATATGTAGTAAGCCTTGCAGGCATCAATCCGGGCTCGGCAATTATCCGGGACAAGGTAATGTTCGGCATGTACCGGCAGGTGGCCAGGCAGATTTCTAAACAGCACAACCTATCGTGGACCGTCAACAATGGAAAGGTAGTATTCATTTCCAATGACGGGTACATCCCCGGCACTGTGGTGAAGATTAACTCCCTGACCGGCATGGTTGGGATACCAGAACAGACTGACAGCGGCATCAAGGTAAGAGCTCTAATCGATCCTAATATCCAGGTAGGTGGTCTGATTGAAGTAAACGAGAGGGACATAACCGCTCTACAAATCAATGATCAAATACCTTACGGTAATGTCCCATACAACCAGGTGGCAGGCATTGTTTATGCAGCAGCTTTGAGTGGCGATGGAATCTATATGGTGCTGTCGGTCGATTACGATGGGGATACCCGGGGCAATGAATGGTACATGGATATGACCTGCCTTGCAGTTAACAGAGATACTATGAAGGTGGTGGCCAAACAATGAAAAGGGTAGAGCGCATAGGTGACTTCGAAACCACCATCCTGGACATACTAGAATCTGCTCAATCTAATACCTGGACAGCACTTCCCGGGATCATTCAAAGTTTCGACGCAGCTAAGATGATATGTTCGGTGGTCCCCGCGATCCAAGCCTTATACACGGATCTGCAGGGGAACCAGCAATGGATTACCCTTCCGGTATGCACCCAGGTACCAGTCATCTTCCCCTCCGGGGGTGGGTTCACTCTTACCTTCCCAATAGCAGCAGGCGACGAGTGCTTGATCGTATTCTCATCCCGCTGCATTGACGCATGGTGGTACCACGGGGGCATCCAGAAGCAGCAGGACCTAAGAATGCACCACCTGTCGGATGGCTTTGCCTTGGTTGGGGCTCGCTCCCAGCCTAGGGTACTGCCTAACGTCAGCACTTCAGCGGTAGAGCTTAGAAGTGATACCGGCAATACCAAGGTGTCAATAGTGGAGAATGTTATCACTATGACTTCACCCACTCAAGTGGTGCTGGAAACGCCCCTGCTTAAAGTATCCGGCGACATAGTAGATAACTACCACACTAACATCCACGCCCTCTCGCATTTTAGATCAGTGTATAACAACCACTACCATACCGACCCTCAAGGTGGTGTTACTGGAGTCCCGAACGCAACGGATTGATTATGAGATACAGAAGATTAGATGGGAATGGTGACTACGTGTTTGGGCAAGGGTCGCAGCAGTTTCTAACCAATAGCCCGCAAGCAGTAGCCCAAGCAGTAGCTACCAGATTAAAGCTGTACCAGGGCGAGTGGTTCATTGATACCTCAGACGGT